ATGAGCAACTCCTCTAGCGTCACCTCTTGATTGAGCCTAGCCAAGCTATAGCCAAGCTCCTTTGCAACGCCAAGCTGTAGCAGTAGCAGATTGTCTTTACTTAGCTCCTTCTTTAATGCTTTTCATGTCCAGCTGCTCTGCATCCTCTGGGTTGGTGATGATCGCCAGCATCATGCCTTGCAGGTCAGCATCTAACACCTCTTCCTTGAGTTCGGCAATTTCACCGGCCGCAAACAAGCGCTTGCCGGTGTCGTCCATTGCCTTGGTAACCAGCAAGTTCAATGCAAAGCCATTGGCATTGTTGCCGCCAGGCATGTTCTCTGCGCGCTCGCGTTCGGCCATTGTGAGTGGCGCGGAGTAAAACTCAAACACGCTGCCATCGGTTAGCGTTACAACCCGCTTGGTTGGCGTCAGGTTGGCTGCTTTCTTGAGGCGTGCAAGCGCGGATCCCATAAAAGTTGATGAGTTAGGTGTACTCTAAGCACAAAAAAGCCCCAGCGCAAGCCGGGGCGATTTTGCTATCAGGCGCTGGTGCTGAAATCAAACGTTGGCACGCCAGCCGGACGGAAGGCAATTTCCACCTGCTGGGCATCGTCAGGGTTGACGTTCAGGCTGGCCGAGGTCAACACTGCATCCATGGCAATACTGCGGCTCAGCGCCTCAGTCCCCTGCTTGTCGGTGTACAGCTTGAAGGCGCAGCCCACTTGCTGACGCTGCAGCACGTCTTCCACCATGCGGTTAGACAGTGCAGCGTCTTCGTTGGTCACGTAGACGGTGGCAGTGCCATTGCCGTCGGCAAAGCCAGGGATGTAGGCACGGAAGGGTGCATACTGCCCAGCGGTTTGACCGATGGTGGTCACGTCAATCTCAGCGCGGCTGATCTCAAAAGACCAAGACTGCACTTGCCCAACGGCAGCGAAATCGGCGTAGTACACCTCAAACTCGTTGGGTGCCACTGCGGTGCCATCGTCGGTGATGGCAAGGATGGTGCCACCAGCGGACGTGGAGACGGTCAGCGCACCAGTCGCAGCTGTGTAAGACAGCACGTAGTAGGTGGTGGCAGCGTCAATGGGAGACGGCAGCGTACCAGTGCCGGATCCGCCAGTCTGGCTGTTGATGACGCGGAACTTGACCGGATCGCCAGCCTTGAAATTCAGGTACGGCTGAACGGTGATAACATCCGTGCTGGCATTAACGCCAGACTCGGGGAAGTTGCCGTTGGTGCCGGCGGGTTTGTAGTAGAGGGCGCCGGACGTACCGGACAGAACAGTAACAGCCATGTTGTGAACGGTAGTGGCTGCGCTCAGTCTAAATAGGCTTCAAACGTTGCGGTTAACTGCGTCTGGTAATAAGGCTGTGGCGCGGCAGGCGTTACTTGCGCCGGGCCGGATACCGGATCAAAGATGATGCCTGATACAGTCACGCGATCAAACAAGTCTTTAACCCGCTCGGCAATGGTGAAGTTAGCTGCAGTGCCAGCACCAATAGGGGTAAAGATGTTCACGGTCAACACGCCATTGTGCCGGTTAAACCCTGCGCTACCTGTAGGCAACAGCGTGGCATAGGCGTTGTCGCCAAAGCGGATGAATGCCTGCAGCCATGGTGCATTGTTTGGCGGCGTAAATGGCACGTTCTGATAGCTCACCGGATATGCCGGCGCAATCGCCATCTGTGTAGCAATGCGGCCTTCAATGGCAGCGCGGACGTCGTTGATGGTGCTACTCATGATTCGCGTCCGATGCGGTCAGCGTTGACGTGCACAAAGCCTTGGATGTCTTTGGCGATGCCTTGCACCCACCCCGCCGGCGCTTGTTTGCTGCTGCCATTGGCAAGAGGCTCTGCATACGGCAGATTGTTGTGCACGCTGTACACGTTACCGAGATTTTCTTGCTGGTAGCCGATGCGTTCAATCTGCGGAGTGCCGCTGTAGGTCCCCGCAGGTTTCTCCCCGCCTGGCGCTGCATTCTCCCCTACCTGCCAACTAACGCGAAACCTTCCAGTATCGACAGGGCTTGCCTGTTTGACTCTTGAGTCAGTCTCTAACACAGCAACCCGCAGTAACTTTTCCATCTGCTGGTTCACGTAATCGCCAATATCACCAACGCGGATAGTGCGTGCCATCAGTCCCTCAGGATTAGCTCGTAGGTGATTGGCTGGTTGTCTTGCTCGATAGTGCGCACCTCAATTACATGCAAGCTACGGGTGCTAATGATGACGCGATCAGCGGTGGTTGGTGCTGCTGCGGTATCTGCTGCTGCAATAGTCAGCCGCTTGTCGCCAGCTTGGATAAGGCCGTTGACTTCACGCAGGTTTACATCTTCCAACACGCCACGCAATGCGGTATCGCTGGTGGTTTCGCTGACGGTGCCAGTAGTTGGGTTGTAGATGCCAGGCGTGACGCGGCGTAGTGTTGCAACACCGCCAAACTTTGCCATCAACTTGCTGGCAACCTTGCGTAAAGGGCTGGCTAGTGTCATGCAAACACCTCGCTGGCTACAAGTCTGCCGCGACTAAAGGTGATGTCAACGTTGCTGCTGTGGTTGGCGATGAACAGTGCTACTTCATCGTTAGCGGCCATGCTGATCATCCAGTTGGTGACCAACTTGGCTTCCTCGTTGCCCGAGCCGGTAAAGGCGCGGCATTCGGTTTGATCTATGGCGGTGCCGTTCTTGGCCAGCTTGATGCCGAGCACTTTGTTGTTGCCGCTGACGGTCTTGGCGTCGATGCTGCCATAAAAACGCAGCAGCTTTGTGCTACCGCTGGTGTTTTTCAATGCAAAGGCATGTGTTGTGCCAAGCGTCATGCCGTTGACAGTACTGGCGTCAAGCGTTGCAGTCAATCCGGTGGTGACATATACGCCCTGCGTAACTATGTCAATGGTGCCGCTGTCCATCTTGCTGGCTTGGCCGCGCACCATAACTGCAGCTGCGCCAGATGGGCCTGCAGGGCCTGGCGTGGTAACAGTGACTGTGTTGGTAGCCTCGTTGACGATTACGGATGTCATGGTGCTGTGTAGCCCTCCGAGACGAATACGATGCCTTCTAGGTAATAGTTGCGCAAGCCGCTGGAGTCTTCCAACAAAACATCGTAATAGGCTTCATTGGGAAAGCCTGCAGTCTGCGTATCGGTCAAGGCAATGCTGATTTGACCAGCAGAGCGGTTGGTGTAGGTAACAGCAAAGTCAGCATATTTGGTGGTGCGGCCTTCATTCCACACTTGCGCGTAAGCAGTCCAGCCGGTCAGGTTGATATTGGCATTGTTGGAATCTTTAAACTGCAGCGAAAGGTCATAGTCAGCCCGACGCTGGATGGCGATATTGTGCTGGCCGGGTTGAACGCTCATAGCCAGACTCTAACCGGCTGCTCAGGGCTCACCGCATACTCTGCCCACCCATCAGGCAAGTCACCGATGTAGTTGACGTGCCAGCCTTCCAGCAGGACGGGTGGGGTGATTACCTCGCCGGTGTCGGGGTCGTAGGTGCCACCTCGGTAGATGGGGCCGATCACATCCAGCGCGTGCGTGTGGCTGGCGGTGAGGGGGTGGCCGTCAGCGTCCAGAAGGCCAGCAGCATCCAGCGCAGCCATGCCGGTGGATTCGTCGGGGAAGCGTAGGTAGTGCGTCATCGGGTGATTGCCTCCAAAGTGGAGTTCGGGAGGCGCTGGTTCCAATAGCAGAGGCGGCGGATGTGTCCCCCTAAAAACTCAGTTCCTGATAATGCAGACCCAATAAACGCCTGATTAACTCCTACTGGAACAGCACCTGATGTATCAGTATTGGGGGCCAACCCTTCGGCAGTTAGTGCAAAATCATCGACCCTATAAGCAATGGCACTTTTCCTTAGAAGAAGAGAGGGAATGTTTGCGCTCGCGATTGTTGCAACCGTAGAGCCTCCCGAGCGAGCTATGTATTGATCAAATGAGCCAGTCGTAAACGCCCGAAAGATTAATCTGTTATTTGTTGAGTTATCATTCAAATCAATACCAGCAGCATTTCTTGCGACTGTGGACTGAAGCCGAGTCTCCACCAACACCGTCCCCTCATCCTGCCGATACCAGCTAGAGAAGTTGCTACCACTAATGCTGGCCACGTCTGCACTGCGGGTGACCGTGGCGGTCGTGGTGGGGATGTAGCTGGT